AAGATTTCTGTTTTACTGAAGCTGATGGTGTGTGATCTACTAGATATGCCATTTTCTCTATTTATATTTTTACGTTAATTCAAGGATACTTGCGTATGCCTCAACATCTACTGAAGACGAATCAGGAGATGGATCAGCGGTTACTCTAACAATATCGTTGTTCTCTAAATTAACTGGTTTGTCTAAAGTTAATGTATTGTTTGGTGGAACTTCTAAACTTCTACCTATATGATAAAAAGTAGAACCACCATCAGTTGTAACTTTTACATTTACGGTAGCACTAGCAGTTTCACTTTTATTTGAAATATATAATGCGTGAATTACAGCAGTTGAACTTGCACCAGCGGCAAATAAATTGCCAGCAGATGTATCCACAACTGGAACTGTTATTCCTGCATTTTTAAATGTACTTGCCATAATTAACTACCGAATACTATTGAGAATGCTAATGAATCTCCTAACATTGCTACATCTCCACTTGCGTCAGGAAAAGTTATTACTCTATCTCCTGTAGGTTCTGCAACTGTTAAAGTTGTTTCGTATGCGTTTTCCTGATAACCTTCAAAAACTAAATTTGCACCGTTTAAAGTAATATCATTATCTGTTACGGCACCACCGTCTGTAACTGTTTGTAAAGATACAGCACCTGCACCACCAACTTCTTTAACAACATTACCAGATGTTTTAGTATATAACTTACCATCGGTAACATTCATTGCTAATTCGTGTACTGCTAAAGCAGAAGCACCTGGAATTTGATTTGGAGTTTCTGATCTTTTTATCTTAATAACTGTTCCCACTAGAAGTTTCCTCCGTCAACAGTTACGATTTCAACTTCACCTGAAGTTACTTGAAAATTATCTGATTTAAAACTAGCAACACCTTTGTTTGAAGTTGTAGCGTCTTCTCCTTCAATTTTAATTGTGTCAGCACTTGCAATAGTATTAATTCCTTCACCAGCAAGAAACTGTAAAGTTCCTTCTAAAGCAACTTGACCTTGCGTTGAAGTTTCATCTTTAAAAAATATTGTAGGGTTTGCTAATTTACTAGTTGTTATTGTGTTGTTTGCAATCATAGAATCAACAACACCTAATGCCTTAACTCTTAATGCGTCTGAACTTACTTCAATAGAAGAATCATCAACTTCAACATCTAATTGATTACCGTCTTTTGACATAGCAGCACCAGCAGTAATTTGACCTGCACCAGAAAATTGAGATACATCTAAATTAGTTGTTCCAAAAGTAGGAGCACCTGTGTGTGTAAATGTATAACCATTGTTTTGATTTAAAACACCTTCTTCAACAAATACGAAAGCACCACCTGATAATTCAGCAGGTTGATCTTCTGGAGTTGCTCTTGTTAATACCCAATTAGAAGAAGCACCACCCACACTTGTAACTGTGTAAATACCGTTTTGTGTACGAGTTGTTTGATCTTTAACTAAAATTCTATTTCCTAAGTTTGCAGCCGTACTATCTAAAACTAATACTGCTTGAGTACCTGAATTAGTTAGTGTTGCACCAACACCAGCAGAACCATTTGAATAAGTTGCTGTTAAGTTTTCTGTTGTTGCAAGTACACAAGATGGTTTAGTATCTAAACCTTGAGCAACTTGGTCAACATACATTTTGTTTGCAAGTGAATTGTCTGTAAAACCTGCTCTATCTTCATAACCAGACGGTACAATAACTGTACCTGTTCCGTGTGGAGATAAATTAATATCTTTATTACCTGCTGTTGTAGTAACTGTTTGACCATTAATTGTAATATCATCTACAACTAAAGAAGTTAATCCTGAAATATCAGTTGTAGTTGCACCTAAAGTTAATACTGAACTACCTAAAGTAGTTGTAGGATTTTCTAAATTAGCATTTGAAATAGCAGCAGAACCTGATAAGTTAGCGTTTGTTAACGCCGTAGCAGTTACAGTTACCGTATTATCAGTAACCGTTTGTGTCATACCACCTGTACCTGCGAAAGTTAATGTTTCTGAAGTATTGTAAGTATCTGTACCTGTGTCACCTGCTAAATTAATAAATTGATTAACAGTTGTAAAATCTAAATTTCCTGATCCATCTGTTTTTAAGAACTGACCAGCAGTACCGTCGCCGTCAGGTAAAACAAAAGTTTGAGAAGCTGTTACTGCATTAGGAGATTTAAGTCCTATGAAGTTAGTACCGTTATTAGTACCTTCGTTAAATCTAACTTCACCACCGTTTGTTAGTGAGTTACCTACGTTTAATGTATCTATTGCTAAGTTTGAATCTGCAATGATAGCTGAATTTCCTGTTAGAGTACCATTTACGTGATCTAACATATCTGTAAAATACTGACCTCCGATTACTGATACGTTATTTGCGTCACCGTTACCATCAACGCCACCTTCACCTATAAAGATTCTATCTCCTAAGTTATTCTGAGCGCCTGTTCCATATGTATATGCTAATTCACCAAGTTTAAGTGTTGAGGGTGCTGAAGTTGCTGAACTTCTTTTAATCTGTATTACTGTTGCCATATTTACTCTCTAAAATGTTCCGCCGTTAAATGTTAAAGTTCCAGTAGTAGTAACAATTTCGTTTCTACTTACAAACTTACCATCACTAGCTCTGTATTGCAATAATGCACCATCATCTAAAGAAGTTACGTCAACATCACCTAATAATTTTAATGAAAGAGAACTGTTTTGAAGTGAAGTACCTGAAGGCAGGGTTACTGAAACTTTTTTGGGTCCGCTTCCAGTAGAAGCATTAATTTTCGCTGTAATACTTGCCATAAACCTCTCTCTTTTGTTATATTTATAATACTTTTATTATGTAGTTACATTGGGTCTTACAGTAATTAAACCCTCAATTACTCTAGTTACTGTACCAGTAGAGGTTTGTGTAATCTCTACGTCATAGACATATCTTTCTGCGTCTAAAGCTGCTGATTGAGCAGCCGTCAATGATAAAGCAACTACTCCCGAAGCAGCGTCTGTGGCAATTACTGAAGTCATAGATGTTCTTGTTCTTGTTGACGCATAACCTTTTGCCATCTTCGCTTCTGTTGTGTATCCAGTTAGGTCAAATGCGTTTCCGTTTGCGTCTTTTACAGTTACATCTGAACTGAAATTAGCACCTTGATCTATTATTAAATTAGCTATTGCTGCCATTGTCTTGTATGTCTTTTATTGGTTGAACTTTCTCTTTTTCCATTAATTCCAGAATTTTCTTATTGTAATATTCTGTCAAAACTTGAATTTTTTCCAACTCAACATTGTGTCTTACTTTTGACGCCTCAATCTCTTGTCTAGCTACGATTTTATTTCGTAATTCTATGCTAAAAGTTGTTTCGTCATATGTCTTTCCGTCTATTGCTAAAGCCATTATATACTCCTTTGTTATAATATATAGGTATATTTATACGAAATAAATAAGAGATATAACATAAATCAGCATTGACTTATTTGTCAAATTATGTTATATTTGATATATAATAATTAATTAATTAAAGAGGAAATATGAAAAAATATATAATCACAGTTTTGATGTTATTATGGTCTCATACAGCAATCGCTGGTGGATCAGCAACAATAGTAAATGCTGGAAGTGATTCTGGTGTATTTCATCAAATCTTAACTATGGTTGGAGATAAACTAAACAATCATAAATTTATACAAGCAAACAATCCCATTATAGCAGAAACACACTTTGATAAAGGTAATGTTTTGACTATGTGGAGTACAGAATGGCCTGGTGACGAATCAATGCCATCGGTAACAATAGACGCAAATACAATCGTTGCTGTTACAGCATACGAAACTATACTTTGTAGTCGTACTTTCAACTCATTATCTGATATGAGTGGTAAGACTATTAAGATAGCAACCTGGGGTAAATCTCCTGCTGTCAGTAAGTTTATTGAAAATCTAGGTAAAGCAAATAACACTACATTTGAAATCGTACCTTACGGTGGAAGTGGAGATACAGTTAGAGGTTATCTAGGTAAAGACGCTGATACAATTTTTACAACTCAAACTAAACAATCTAAAGTAGAAGCAGACGGAAACTGTATTGCTTTTAGTGCTAACGGCGATTTAGATTTTGCTTTTGTTGATGTACTATTATCAGTTAATGCTGAAAATGGAACAGTTGAAAATTTCAGAAAAGTTGTTAAAGATTTAATAACTACTGAAGCGTGGCAAACTGCATTTGCAGGATCGGCTACTTATGTTTTAGATAATGGTAATAAAGATTCACTAGTTGATAAAGTGAACGCTGCTATTGTACTAAACACTAATTAATAATATTCAATACAATTTTGAAGTTGGTCATTAACGGTCTGATATGTTTTTAACATATCGGATTCGTTAGTGCCAGTTATTAAAAAAGAAATTCTAGGAACTCTATCTGAAGTTATATGAGTATATTCTAATATAGTTTCTCCACGTCTTAATCTATCATTATTAGTTTTCAACCAATATTTTTTTAAGTGAGATATATCTTTTACAGATTTTATTTTACCTGGTTTTAATTTAGCAATCTTCCATAGTATTTGTTTGTCAAAAGAATATGGTTCATTATTTAAAATTTTTGGAATTATTGTATTGTTATGTACATCATCCATTATTTGTAGACCTTGACCTATTCTCGGATTACAATCTATCATCTTAATATTATCTTCCCATTTATAAAAATCAGGTCCAGAAAAAAACATATTTCTTAATTGTAGATTATTAATTACTTTATTATATAAACGATCAGCATATAATTTAATATCATCTGGTACATCTTTCTCATCAAAACTCATCCATTGAGATAATTTAGTTTCATATCTATATTTGTCTATTTGATTATACCAAACCTCACCTTTTAGCCAAAATAAATCTTTTATAACTCCACTATCATTTATATAATAATATGGACCCCAAATTTCAGCTTTAGTTGGAAGTTGATCTTGTACTATATAACGATTAATACGATTATTAAATTGTGAATCTTTCCAACCCTTTTCATTATTAGTAAAAAAATCTAATATTTTATTATTTAAACAATACGATAAAAACTCTTTCTTATTTTTAAAAGAAGTATAATTTAGACCTCCAGGTTTACTACCTGAACCAATAACAGGTTTTACTATAAATGGTTTGTCTTTCCAATAATCTAAATGATCTGGTTTTGTAGGTATTATATTATGAGGTATTAAACTTTGAAGACCTATACTAATACACAAATCATCAAATTTTTTCTTATCAGATAAGATGTCTGCTGCTCTTTCTGATACATTTTTTATTCCCCATTCTTTTTCCAATTTAGCTTGTATAGGTAATAGACTTTCTGATACTGTATAAATTCTATCATAGGGTCCTTTAATCTTATCAAAGTCTTCAATAACAACATCACAATTTTTCAATGCTTTTTGAAGACATTGATATCTATGGCGACCTCTATAATATCCTAGTATTAAATTTTTCATCCGTGTATTACTATTACTCTCATTAAGTTATCCCAAAATAAATCTGTTAAGAAAAATCCATAGAGTATTGGGAATGTATCTACTCTCTTTAAATAATAACCTATTGTACCTAATACAAATAATGATATTATCATCCACTCTCTTACTGGATAAATGTAAATACTCATTATAGAAATGAATAATACAATAGCATATGTAATTATATTTTTATGTTTCTTATATAGATTTGCTATTTTACCTAATAGATTAAAACAAGTCCAAGATAATATTAAACATATTATTAATATAATAGGTATGTAATAAAATATATTAGTAAAATAAGACATTGTTTCTACACCAAAATTAAAACCTTTAGTTACAATTAAATAATAAATTAATACCTCACTACCTACAATAGGAATGCCAAGTATAATTAAAGGTAATAAAGAACTTAACGCACCACTATTGTTTGCTGATTCTGCTGCTGATATTTTTTTTATATCTGTCTTAACTAAATTAGCACTTAAATAACTTCCTAAAATATTAGTTACTCCTGGAACAAGACCACACCAAAATCCAACAAAACTACCTATACCTGTTGAAGGTAATGTACTCTTTGCTATACCAAATTTATTAATTGATTTTTGTTTAGTAATTTTAATATCTCTAAATTTCAATAATTCAGGTATGATATATAATCCAATCATCACAGCACTAAAAGGAATACCCAAAGTTAAATAATCAATACCAAATGTTCCCCAAGTTTCATATGATTGATTATCAAACCCTATCTTTGCTAATACTCCACCAATTATAAAAAGAGGTATTGTTTTCCACATCTTTTGTTTTGATAGTAAAGTTAATAATAAAATTGCTAATATTATAATAAAAATTTGTATTGTACTATTATAAAATTTAAATATGTTATAGATACTAGGAAGAAACAATAAAAATAAACATATTGCAAAGATAGATCCTATTGTACTTGAAATAGCATTTGTACTTACTGCAAGATGTCCTTTTCCTTTTAAGAATAAGTTATGTCCGTGTCTAGCAGTAATAACTGAAGAAGCGTCACCTGGTATTCCATAGAGAATACTTGTAACTGAATTTGTATAACCTGTTGTAAGAAGAAGTGAAATATAAAATAGTAATATATTAAAAGGGTCTAAAAGAAATAATAAAGGATAAATTGTTGCAACTGCTAAAAAAGGTCCTCCACCAGGTATAATTCCGAATATAACACCTGTTAATATTCCAATCAAACACCATAATAAAGAAAGCATTATTTTACCCTGCCATATTCCAACATTTTTTGAAACAACTCTTTATCAAATTTTAAACACATAACTAATAAAACTGTTCCATCTGAAAATGAAAAAGCACAATGTTTTTTATTTCCATTAAAGTACCAAAGAGAACCACTATTACCTTTGATAACTTTATCATCATATATCCATTTAAAATCATATTCGTTAGTCTTAACAAATGCTACAAATCTAACTTCATCATAACTATAATCTTCTTTGTTAATATCAAAGTGTTCTGGAAAATAACTACCTCTATCCATTCTTAAAAAATGACAACGACCTAGCCATTTCTTCCAGGGTTCTAAAATTGTTTGTAATGTAGGACATTGTTTCCAAACATCTGTTGGAACATTTAAGTCGTGGTTGTGTATTACTTCACCTGTTTGTGTTTCCCAATCTCTTAAACTTGATAAATCAGGAACACCGTGAAGTCCACCATCAATACTAGTTACACTTAATCCCCAGCGATTGTTTGGTTTCTTTGTATTATAATTATATCTTTTCCAATCTTTCTCAAAAGGTTTTAATTCTTCTAACAATTTATCTTTTTTGAAACTTGGAAATTCTATCCAATCAGACATTGTGTTTAGACGCAATAACGCCTTATCATCATCATTCATAATTTTAAACTCTTATACTTTAAATGGTTTTCCATCCCTATAAGGAATGTATTTTGTCATATCCATTTCTTTAACTTCAGTATATTCTAAATCTTCATCAATAGGAGGTAATTTTTTAAATTCTTCATACCACATTTTATAATCACCTTCATCTCTAAACATCATCCAAAATAAAATTGTCCTTCCGTCCAATGCTAAAAATCCACCTCTATCCATTGCATATTTGTGATTGATTAAAGAATGTTGAACCATTACTGACTCATCATTTTCTACTTCAGCCCAAAAATTTGATAAAGAAGTATATATTAAATCTTTTGTTTTATTTTTTACTATCCATTTTGCTGTGTATGCCATATATCTATTTATGTGTTAGAAAATAAGGTGTCCACCAACCAGTCCAACCTTTTTCCATTATATGATGTAATTGACCTAGTGTACACATACTATAATCTTCATCTTTAGTTTCTTTAAATTTTGGACAAACTTTATCGTATGTTTTATAGTCTATTTCTTTATAATAAAACTCATCACTACCTTTATAATATTTCTTTAAGTAATATTCATCATTAGACTTAAACTTTTTCCATATGTGAGATACATCACCTGTCCAAGATACAACGGAAGAGTTTAAAGGTGTATGTCCAAATTTAGGTCTCCACCAAGTATCATCTAATAAAGTAAAATCTTTTCTAATTAAGTTAGGTAGTTTATCATAGATAATCACATCTAAATCAAAGTATAAGTTTTCTCCATCTTTAAACTTATCATACATTTGAAATTTGTTATACCAGTTGCCATATAAATCAGTATCTATTATTTCAAAACTATCATACTTTAGACCTGAATATGTGTCTATCATATGTTTTAAATTTTTAACGTGCCAATTAGTAAACTTGTTACCAAATTTACAACATATTATTCTCATTTAATTTCCGTACAATTGATATGTCTTACTCTCATAGTATTAATTTTTATATCTGCTTTTTCTGGTATCATATGCCACTCACCATAAGGGTCTTGTATTTGTTTATTAACATTTTCTTTGATATTAACTATCTTAATTTTTCTAAATGGTTTGCCATTTTTATCTTTATCTAGTGTTAAATCTGTTGCTAAATTACTACCATTTCCAGCGCCAATTGCCAATTCTGTTTGATCTGATTCCCACCTTTCAACACCTTCTTTAGGATATCCAATACCAATACCATATGTTATTTTCTTTTTACCTGCTTTAACATCATCAAGTATTCCTAATCTCTTTTCCCAAAAGTCATTACCGTTTATATCGCCGTGACTCTTATTGCAACCAGTAGAAAAACCTATTTTAGCAGCAGTCCTCATAACTAAACCCATAGCAATACCTACACTAACATAAGCATTTTCCCAACGAGCAATATCTGTATTAGATTTTTCTGTACCGTCTGCGTGGCAATTTAAATTTGTATCTGGTTCTTTTCCTACAAATAAAATATATAAATTAGCGTTCATTTGTGAGTTTTGCCAAGTTGATGGAGGAAAACGATTATGAGTACATCCCCAAGTATATTTTGATAACTCATCTAATACTTTTCTATCGGCAGTCCAATAAACATCATAATATGCTTCGTGTTGTTTTGAAGGAGCATTTTGAGCAACCCATAACAGATAATCTATAACTTCTTTTGTAATTGTTTTTTTATGATCCCAAACTCTTTGACACTTTTGAATTTTACGAATAGTTTCCATTTCATCATTCCAATCATAAAACATATGCTTAATTCCTGTTTCTTCTTCATTTCTTAAAAAAGTCAAGTCTGCCCAATTTTCTTTCCATTGATCTTTTGCCATTACTTCCAATTCTCCCTTATAAAATTGTCTTTATGTTCGTGTATAGTTTTACCTGGTCCTGTAAAATGTATTACCTTTATATATTTATTAACATCTCCTAATATCATATAGTCTGTATTAAATTTTTTACAATATGCTTTACTTAAATCAAGGTTTTCTTTAAAATCATTTGAGTATTTACATATCCATTGCTCTGGTGTTCTACTTAATTTAGTTTTATATTCTTGTATCTTCCAATTAACATAATTTTGTTCTCCATAGTATTTTGTATGAACATCACCATTATTGTAATAATGTAATTGCCAGTAGTCAGGATTTTCAGCAAAATCATTCCATACATATTTTAAACTACCAGATTTAAACTTATAAAATCCACCATTTGTTTTTAACTTTGATTCCCACCATATCCCATATGTAACTAATTCATTGTCTTGTACAGGATAACCTAAAAGATCATCTACGTTGCCCGTAATCACTTGGTCAATATCCATAACTATAATGTCATCTCCAGGTTTTTGATAAGCAAAATTAGGACTAAAGTATTTCAATTTGTGCCAATGTTTCTTAATCTTGTCGTAGTGATTATATGGCAATACTAAATCTGCCTCAACAGGTGTATCACTAATACATACAAACTCAAATGGTATAGTAGAGTTTCTTTTTAAACTTCTATATAACTTTGAAACATAATCTGGTGTATAAAAACCTTTGTGATATACAGTACATATTTTAAGCATATCTTCTCCAAACTAAATCAAAATCTTTACAAACACAATGTACTATCTTTATTTCTTTTGGTATAAAGTTTTGAGTATCTAAAAAATAATGCCATTCATTATCCAACCATTGTATATTAACTTTATTAATTTCTCTCTTGTATGAAAAGATTGTTTCATTATCATATCTAAACATATCAACAATGTTTTGAGGATATAAACTTGTATCACTTCTTAACTTTGTCATTAAGTCTATTGTATCTTTAAATTTACCAAAGAAATCTAATTTAAGTATATCATCTCTACAAGCACCTATGATACCAGTATTAATAACATCATTTTTAGCACCTAGTCCTTTATCAATTAACATTGCTTGACAATTAAAATACTTTGCTGATGGACTTCTAATACTATGTTTTACTTCTTTATCTTTTACAATTTGAGCATTGTTATTATAAACACATATGCCTTTTGACAAATCCCAACGATCAAAAAAAGATTCATTAGTTAAAGGTACTGCGTCAAAATCTAAATATAATATTTCGTCATAGTCTTTTGATAGCTCTTCAAGTAAATGTATCTTATAAAAATTTACAACTTCGTATCCTGTTAAGTCTGGACAAACTTTAAGTAATTTTTGTTCAAAACTTTGATAACGAAGATCGTACCCAAACATCATAAAGGTTGCACCTATATCGTTTGCATATTTGCGTTTAGATTCAACTAATTTTGTATAATGTTTTTTAAAAGCATTAACTGTTATATCTGCTTTTTCTGTTGTATCATTTCTTTGTTTAGATTGACCATAATGTTCTTTAGACGGTACATCAACATAAACGCTATATATTACTTTCATATTTTACCTATTAATGTAAATCTAGTACCTCTATCATCTTCTATTTTATCTTCTATTAATACTTTTGCATTATCAGGTAATTGTTCTTTAAATTCTTCTAAATTGCTTACACAATTTATACTATCGTGGATATCATACATATTATTTGATTGAAAAGCAAAGTGAGCAGGTGAACATCTTTTCCACCAAGGATTTTTATAAGTTGGTGCTGGACCCCACTCTTTCATTGACTTCATATTTTCACAAGAAGCATTAATAAACAAATCGCAACTTGTATATTGATCTCTATATTTTTCAAATATATCACCTGTTATAAAGTCAACATCTAAATCTTTAAACAAATTGTATTTTGCAATACTAATAGTTTTAGGGTTTATATCAATAGCAGTAATCTTTTTAACATCATTATAAAATGCAGGTATTAAAATACTACCGTACCAACAACCTAAAATTACTATTTCAGAATCTTTGTTTAGTATATTTAAACTCTTAATATGATTAATTAAATTAAGTTTAGATTTAAACTGATTAGGACCAAATGAATCTAACAAGTCTTTATTTTCTCTTACTTCTCTCATAGAAGAAGTTATTAAGTTGTCTAATATATTTTTTAAAAGATTTACATCCATTTCACTATTTCATCCATTTCTGGTTTTTTATCCCAAGTTCCTTTTCCCCAATCTTCTAAATCTTGTATTCTATATCTTTGTGCATAACCACAAGTTAACATAGTTATAGGTCTTCTCTTTACCATATTTAAACCTACTTTGTGCCATTCCTCAGGTCTTCTTCTAAAACAAGAATTATGAGCAATGTCTAATCCTTCTTCTAATAAGTAATATCCTAAATTAGAAACAAACATTCCAACTTCAACTGACACAGAATCAATTATATGTTCAATCATATGTTCATACCCTTGGTCGTAAAAATGTCCTGTTTTTTCTTGTCCTTTATAAAAGCGATTTGGTGTTGCTAATCTACTATGAATTGTAAATAAGTATGGATTTAATTTTATATGTTCGTAATAAGGATTAGGTACTCCTCCTTGTGTAATTTTTACCTCAGGTATTTTTTTATCTGCAACTCCTCTTTCTTCCGCTTTTGTATGTGCCTTTACACACAAACTATGTATTTTTATTTTCTCTTCCTTTTTATCTGGTCCCCAAACTAATACTTGATATGCCATTGCATTGTTTTTACCTGGTGTAGTTTTCCACGCTTTATACAAAGCTCTTTCAACACACTCTTTAGGTGGTGGGTCTCTAAGCATATTATATTTTTTTACGTGTTTTCTTTTATTTTCTAGTGTGTCAAAATAATTCATTTTCTTATAACCCAATCGTTAATTACTAATATGTCTAATCCTGTTCTTTTAAATGTTCTTATTGCTTGTTCAGGTGTTTCTACAATAGGTTCGTGGCAATTAAAACTTGTATTCAATAACATAGGTATACCTGTAATAACCTTAAACTCTCTTATAAGTTCGTACAATTTATTATTTTGTTCTTTGTTTACCGTTTGTATTCTAGCAGTATCATCAATGTGAGTAATACCAGGTATTTTTGATTTTTTAAATTTATCTACTTTAACTATCCTTGACATATAAGGACTAGGACTATTTGTATCAAAATAATCTTTATAGTGATCTTCTAATACAACAGGTGCAAATGGTCTAAAGTCTTCTCTATCTTTTATAGTATCATTAATTACATCTTTAATATCTTTTCTTCTTGGATCTGCTAATATACTTCTATTACCTAATGCACGGTTACCACTTTCTGATTTACCTTGAAACCAACCTACTATTTTTCCATTAGCAATATCATAAGCTAATTCTTTATAAGATGTTAATTTTTCATCTCCTACATAATCATATTCTTTACCAGCAAATGTTTCTGATTTGTGTATATTATTATTTAAAACATAATCAGCGTGTTGATAAACACCAATTGATTGTCCTTCATCACCTACAGCAGGTGGAACAAAAACATTTTTATAATGTTTTGTAAATTCTTCATTCATATATCCATTATAAGCAACACCTCCTGCAATACAAAGATTGTCGCAAGTTTTAAGCGGATAGATATGTTGTTTAATTTTATCTAATGTAAATTTTTGTAAAGTATGTGCTAAATCTTGTTTTCCATAATGCAAAATATCAATTAAATCCATTCCTGGAATATTTTTTTTTTCTGTTATCTCTCCAGCAAGTATTGTTTCAAATACATCATAATAGTATTGACTAAATTTTCCATAACCAACTAACCCCATTAATTTACTTGCACCTAACGAACCAAATCCAGTTATTTTAGACATATGATTCCATAACCAACCTATCGGCAATTCGTTTGATAAATCTTTTATGTTTTTATTTTTATCAACAAAGATACATCTAAAGTTATAACCAATACCATCAATAGCAACTATATCTGATTCATCAAATCCAGAATTAATATACGCATAAGTGGCGTGTGATTGATGATGGTCTATAAAATACATATTATCTTTTAAATAATAGTCCCATAATTTTTTAGGTTTAAAATCTAATACTTCTTTAGGTAATATATCTTTACACATTCTAATACCACCAACCGTCATTGAATATCCTAATACTCCCTCTCTTGGTTTTTTAAAATATTCTTTAACAAATTCATTATTTAATCTATAATCAGCAGTATTTAATAATTCCTGATGAGCATAAGAATCCGTTTGAAATGGTAAGTTATGTTTAAATCTAGTATGTCTTTCTCTTTGATTGTGCCATACTCCATCATAAGTATTATGGTCGTGTAGATTTAATGCTATTGCAAATATTTTAGTCATCTATTGGTTCCAAATCATCTTGTAGTCTTTCCGACTCTGTTAATAACTTTGCATATTTTCTCATAGGAAAATGACCTTTAGGTGGTACCCATTCAGTACAAGTTTTACAATAACTTTCATATTTAAATAATTGAAAATTCATCATCTTATCAACATTTTCTTGTGTCAATTCAAACATTCTGGATAATTCAGTATTATTAGCAAATTTCTTACTACAATGTATAATCTTTTTCTTTTCAAAATCAATAACAGGTACCATAGGAAAAGAGGCACACATCTTACGATCTATTTCGTCTGCTTGTATGACATCTGTAAATTCTTTTGATCTACCATTAAATGCTTTCCACATTGTATTTTTATGATTTAACTTTTCTATTACTTCTTTATGATTGTCTTTGTATTTAAGGTAGTTAGGTGTTTTTAAAACAACATTGTAATTGTTCATATCATTTTCAGGTACAAAATCAAAATTACCTAATTTCTTTACTTC